ATGAAATACGCATCGCGGATAACGGCGCGTTTTGTCGCTTCCGGCCACTTTTCATCCCATCTGTCGACCGAAAACGCCCACGCCAGCCACGGCAGCAGATTTGCCGGGCAGGTGTCCGGGTTCCACAGCTCACGAATACTGACCGGTGTTTTTTCAATTTCCGCACAGGCTTTTGCGGCGGCGACCTCAAGCGGTGATGAGCCGGTCGGCAGCAGTCGCGAATCACTCATCCGAGCCTCCGGTCACGACGCGGTATTCAGTACAGAAAGACGCCTGCGTGCTGTTAAGCACGATATCGGCCAGCGGTGCAGCCAGTTCGACACGCTGCACGCCTTCCACATGCAAAGCGGCATAAATGGCAGACAGACGGATGTCGCGCCCCAGCCGGTGCTGTGCCGTGATGTACGCTTCCAGTTTTTTCACGGCAGCAGCGCGGATGGGTTCGCTTTCGGGACCAGGGTAAAGGTAAAGCGTGGCGTTTATCTGGTATTCAACAATGGCGGCAGACTGCACGGTCACGCGGTCGGCCACCGGTCTGACGTCCTCGCCATTCAGGGCGTTACGCACCACCGCCAGCAGGTCTTCGGATGCGACACCGTTATTCTCACGTGACAGCACAGAGATGGTGACGCAGGCCGGAGACGGACTGGTGACAGAGATATCCGCGACACGCCCGTCAGCACTGCGACCATGATACTGATAGGCACCCACCGACCCGGCGACGCTTAAACCTTCAAACGCCTGCTGAATACGCAGACGATAATCGGTATCAGATTCCATCACTGCCGGTGTCGGCGGGATAGTCGAATTATCTGCCGGGGTGATAGTCAGACGCGTGGTGTTGTAATTGGCACCAATCACATCAAGGTCATTACCCGCGGCACAGGCCAGCATCACCGCCCGTGCGGCCTCATTCACACGCTGACGCCAGATAAGCTCACGATAAGCATTTTCCTCCAGCAATTTGACGAGAGGCTCGGATTCCAGCGTCAGGGTACGGGCGACCGCCTCCTGCTGGGCTTCCGGGTAAAGGGAAATCAGTGTCGCCTTGCGTTCGGCGAGAATGGTTTCAAAGTCCAGCTCCTCGACCACATCCGGTGCGGGTAGCTGGTTCAGGTCGATAATCGGCATGGTTTCAACTCACAGGGATGGTTAACGAAAGTGGCTGGCCGGTGTCGTTGTGCTGGCCGGTTAAGGTGACCGTCATTCGCCCGTCAAAACTGCGCTCAGTGGTGACGGATGACAGGGTGACGCGGGGTTCCCATTTCAGCACCGCCATGTAACAGGCGACCTTAATCTGCAACTCAAGCGCCGGGGTCTGCGGCTGGTCAATCATTGACGCCAGCAACGAGCCGTAATCACGACGCATCACCCGCGAGCCGACCGGTGTGCGCAGGATATCGCCGATACTCTGGCTGATATGCTCAAGGTCAGTGACAGTCAGGCCATCACTGCAATTCATTCCGAGATAACGCGCTGTCATAGAGGGCTCCCGGTTGTGCCGCCGCTGTCGCCGGGGTGTTTATGGGTATGCAGTACCTTACCGTTTGATGAGAGTTCACCGCCGGTGTGTTCAATGTTGCCGCGCATCGTCCCGCCCTTCTGCACTTCCAGCGTGCCGGTAATCAGCCTGTTGGTGCAAACCACCTCCGGTGTGTCCAGGGTGACGCGGGTTGATGCTTTCACCATGACCACCGGCACCGTGGCAGTAACAGAATCAGAAGCCGTCACGCTGGCCGTTTTAATTCCGCTTACCGTGAGTGCACTGGTTTCGGGTTCATACTCAATCACCGCCCCGTCAGGGAAACGGATATGCAGGGCATCCGCCGACGCAGACGGCGCGGGGTTATCGCCGGAATAAATCCCCGGCAGAACGAACGCCGTGTCGAGTTCACCGCCCACAGCCAGAATCAGCACCTGTTCCCCCACGGAAGGTGCCCACCATGTGCGCGAACGTCCGGCACGATGGGTCAGCCACTGAAGCCAGTCAGTGCACATGCCACCGGTCTGCACACGGCAGCGACCGGCTTTAAGGTTGGTTTCGACGACAAGGCCGGTACGAATCATGTTGCGCAGTGCGCGCGCGAGTTCCTGAATATTTGCGAGAGTGTTCATGCGTGTGAGATTGCACAATATATAAAAGTTATGCTATCTGGATTCATTTGTAGAACGACCATACAACATTCGAGGAGAGCGTAATGTTCAGTGATAATGTGACTAATGCGTGGTGGTTTATCTCTTTGTATCTATTTTTATTAATAGCATTAACATTTATTACCTTTGGTAAAAGTAATCTTATGAGGTTTATTGCACATCATTTCAATTTTGAGTATTCAGACAGAAAGTTAAAAATGCTCGACAAAAAATGGCGCGACATTCAACTATTTAAAATAATTAACGGAATCAATGTATCAGGCATCGAAGATGTGAGAATGATACAGCAGGGGCTGATTGATGGAAAACTAAAAACATCGTATTTTTTTCTTACTCGCTTCTGGGGTGACATAACAAAACCACCACACATAATTAAAACAATAATTGTAATTCTGTCCAGCATTATTTATATTCTCTTCGCATGTTATATACACAACAAACAATCCGCTATAGTAAGAGATGCCATAGGCATACCATATAAAAATATGATGTACTATGTTTATAGTGACAAAGTTCTTTTATCCTTCAACAATAAAACAGTTGAATTCAATAAAACTTATAGCCTTGCCGATTGCAAGAGGCTACGAAACATATTTATAAAAGACACACTTCCTGAGATCGCCTGCAATAAGCTCTTACAGCTAAACGAGGAGGACTCGGAATGGTTAAGTCAGGAAATTAAAGATAATAACAGCCAAAAAAAAGCATTATTAATAATATCCCTCATCTATTTCATTTCAGGTCTGGTTATATTCCTGTCATATACAAAATTCCTTTACGCCAATAAGAAGGTTGTAGAATACAAAGCATCAAATAAAAATCACTCATAAGCCTCTAAACATTGAGCGACCAGCATGGCCGCTCAATGTTTAATTGCGCATCAGCCTCTGCCTGGATAAAACTAACGCTCAAGGTGAGCCAGGATAATCTCTTCAATCATCTGCACATCCTCACCGGTAAAGCCGAGCAGAGGACGCGCCGGATAATCAATTTTCTTACCGTCTTTCCGGGTTTCTTCCGACAGACCGAACTGATGCACACTGGCGATTTTCGGCGACTTTCCCAGCAGGATTTCAGCCGCTTTGTGCTGGATTTTCTGGTGTTCGGTAATGCGTTTCTGGAAAAGCGTTACAGCACCACCGGTAAGGTCATCAGACTGGAAACCTCACCGGCAAAATATACCCGCCGTGGCGTGGAGGAGGATGTTTACTGGTGGGTGCCGTCCTTCAACGAACCGACAGCCTTCGCGCCCGGTTCCGTGTTTCACCTGCTGGAGCCCGATATTAATCAGGAGCTGTACGGCCTGCCGGAATATCTCAGCGCCCTTAACTCTGCCTGGCTGAATGAGTCGGCCACGCTGTTCCGCCGCAAGTATTACGAAAACGGCGCACATGCCGGATACATCATGTACGTCACTGATGCCGTGCAGGATCGCAACGATATCGAAATGCTTCGCGAAAACATGGTGAAGTCGAAAGGCCGCAACAACTTTAAAAACCTGTTTCTCTATGCCCCACAGGGAAAAGCCGACGGCATTAAAATTATCCCGCTCAGTGAAGTGGCGACGAAGGACGATTTTTTTAATATCAAAAAAGCCAGTGCCGCAGACCTGCTGGACGCGCACCGCATCCCCTTTCAGTTGATGGGCGGCAAGCCGGAGAACGTCGGGTCGCTGGGTGATATTGAGAAAGTGGCAAAGGTCTTTGTCCGCAATGAGCTTATCCCGTTACAGGACAGGATCCGTGAGATAAACGGCTGGCTCGGTCAGGAGGTCATCCGCTTTAAAAACTACTCACTGGACACTGACAACGGCTGAACATCGCCGCCTGCGGGCGGCTTTTTTACACCCCGTCATCACGCCCTCACACGCTCACCACCGCACAAAACACCCCGCAGACACACCAACGCCCCGGCGCACAATCTAAACGCCATCACGACGCGCTGAGACGCTAAAAAATAAAATCAGCACCACCGCCAGCGCGCAGTGCTTTCCCCGCCTCGCCCGCCCGCTTCATGGGGCGGTTTTAATGCGGTTGAATTTTATCGAAAGTCACGTCACACAAAACCTTCCCTTCACTAAATAGACTCATTATCCACATGCAATCTAATTCAAAAAAATGCATGTATAGTATTAAAGGTCATCAATTAAACCTAAAGGCAAACCATCCTCACCAACCGAGCTATAATGAGCGATAATATTCGAAAGTTCACCAGTAGAAAACGAATTAGGCAAATCATTATCAACTAATATAATCTGGCACGGAACATTTTTTCTTTCTGCTTTTTGAACTGTATTCAATAGTTGCTCATAAATATTTTGATACTTCATCGGGTCTGACATCCCCTCAAGGTCATCCTCGACTGCAAGAGTTTCTTTTGAGTATTTTTCCTTGGTCTGTTTCCCTAAATATTTACCAACCGTATCAAATATCAAAAGTAAAGGATGGTTAACATTATGGTCTATTGCATAATCAAGAATAGACAAAAGATACCCAATAGAAGAAATAGTTCTCAAACCTCCGGACGTTATTTTAAAATATTCCTTTCCTCTTATAACAGGGGTGTAATATCTTTCAGAGATTTTTATCCCCGTTCTGTTTTTGATATTAATACCCTTCAAATACTGACTAAATCTATCACCTAAACCTTGTAAAATGCCTTCCATACTAGGTGCGTTTTTCTTTAACGCATCCAAGCGTTCAGTTAATGTTTCAATATCTTTTATCAGTACCTGATGCTTTTCAAGCAGTTCCTCTTGCTGGTTTCTAACCTTCAAATCTTTTACTAACTGCTCCCTAACCTTCTCGTTTTTTGATATCTCTTTAATATAAAAATCTCTCTGAGTCAAGAATGGTGTAATCATTGACTGGCTTTCTTCGTCAATTAACTCTCTCAACTCGTCAAGTTGTTCATCTAATTCTTTTTTATAACCAGATTCTTTTTTTAATTTAAATGACATTTCTGAGATCATGTCATTAATATTTCGTCTACGTCGACTAAGTGAATTCAACTCTTCATTAAGATCTTTTTCTGATGAAATTTCAAATGGAAAATCGGAATCATCTATTTTAATGTGGCTATCACAGATCGGACAGGAAAATACTTCCTTATCCAATACACCAATGCGAGAATTTGCTGTTTTAATCGCTTTGAGTTTTTCAATATCATTATCATAGTCATTTTTTAACCGCGAATATTTATCAATCTTATCCTCAAGCGTGCTAATATTTAATATGCACTCCTTGTATTTAAGCGAAATAAAATTGTGGGCATCTTTCAATTCTGTATACTGCATGGAATCCGCTTTCATATTTTTATCGAGAGCAGACAAACCTGCAACAAGTTCTTCTAAAATAAGATCTATCCTATTAATCTCATCATCAATTGATTCAATTGTTTCATAGTCTGTATCGCGAAGAAATTCAGATATTATCTGATACTTCTTATTTAGTTCCGTTACTAAACTACTTTTTGCAGATATTTCACCTTGGAGTCTGGCGATGCTTTCATCCAACACATTGAACATGTATTTAAAAACTTCTTTCGTAAATGCGTAACGGGACCAATCCTCCAATCGTAAGAATGATTTACTACCAATATCATCCTGACTTACATAAACAAATTTATATATATTTCTAAAGCTTAACCTGCGCATCTGTGAATGTGCTTTAGAAGGAGACACCTTAATTTCAATTTTTGGAAAATTAAGACTATCAAGTAAAAACTCCGAAAAAACGCCATCAACATTTGATAAGGGGCTATAATTAGGAGCGTATTTTTTCGGAAAGTGTTTATGTAAATCATCAAACTTACAACGATAAACTTCTATTGATTTTTTATGATCATAGATATCTCTTACGATTGTGAATACAGTATCATTGATCACTACTTCAAGAGCAGCATAGTTTACTGATGTTTTTATTTCATCTGCTAAATCTATAGAACTAGCACCTAAAAGATAATTAATAAACTCCAGAATACTTGACTTACCTGTGTCAGAGTCTCCGTAGATAACATTGAGACCTTTATAAAAAGTAGTGACGTAGTTTTTACGAACGCCAACAAGAATCAAACTATTGATATTGAGATATGATTTCATCATTTCTCCTTGAAGACTTTGTTTATAACAGAGTTTAACTTAGAGGTAGGCAATGCTTGTAGCGGTAACAATGCTTCGGCTAGTCGTTTTATTTCTTTAAAATATCCATCAGTCAATGAGCTAGCAAATTCCTTACCTTTTTCAGATAAAAATAATTTAACACTCTCATTATTTTTTTTCTCAGCTGAGAGCAATCCCCGCAATGACATAATTTTTATAAGATATTTCACTTTGGAATTGTCGAATAAGATATCTACATTTGATGAAAAACTCTTTATTGTATAAGTTAACTGGGACTCGACACAAGCAGGCTTTTTCCCCGAAACTGTAAGAGCACAATCAATTTTTGATGGATTTTTTATCAGATACATAAAAATTTGTATTTTATTAATATCTAATGACAACACTCCTTTTTTGCTATGAGATAATATAGATATAGCAATGGCAAGCATAGCAAAATTCAAACTATACTCTTCATCAAGAGGTATATACGGCAAGTTATTTTTCTTCATGATTACCTCGCCGTAATTGCTCCAAAGTTTCTACGCTGGTTTCAGATGACCAGACAATATCCCTGTCATTTTTGTTAGCCAGTTGATGCAACATTCCTTTCTTATGTATCGTTTCCAAACTTTTTATAAGAGAATCTAACGACGACTTATCCTCCTGGGTTATTCGTCTATGAACAGCAGCAATAAATTTATCTGGGGAAATTGAATTTGCAATGTATTGCTCATACTCTTCCTGGTAAATCTCCCTTATTTTAGAATACAAATGACCAAGTTGTTTTCTATCGTAATCACTCGTAAAAATATTTCTCGCAAGCTCAGCATTATAATAATATTCCTTTGCATGCAGAGCGATATCCTGATGTATATCTGCGACAATCATTTTTAAGACGAAATACTCATTATCATATTGTTTATCATCAGAAAAACGCTCAACGCAAATCTTCTTGGGTGCTTCTAAATTTATCTGCTGAATAAATTGCTTTACCGCAACAAACACTGTAGACGAGCTATTTTCGGGCTTGCAAATTGAGCTATGCCCTTCATTAACTGCAATTGAGTTATGTCGTTCACTATCCATCGGTAATGCGCTTTTTTTATCGACTATAGTGTCATGAGATCCATAAACATATCTAGTGATAGGAAGTTTTTTGCTACAATTTATCCAGCGCCTATTCAATGTATCAGTCGCTTCACTTAACAATCCAAGATCTACTAACTGAGCATTTGAAGATACCATTGAAGTTATATTCGCTAATTTAGCACCAAAGTGAGGGACTGCTAACGAAATGAATCCAATTATATTAGATTGTTCCTCATGCTCAACTTTTTTTAGAATTAGATTTTTTGATATTAACCCCCCCATACTATGGGCGATTATTATAATTCGAGAGTAATCACTTAGTGTTACTCTAATCTCAGTATACAATAACTCAGCTATTTCATCAGTTGGTAAATTTCTCTCTAACTTATTTTTCTTAAAGAAAATACGAGCCAAGAATCCTGACGTTTTAGCATACGTTTGTGTGAATTTAGTAAAATAATTGAAACATGCAATATCAAATACGTTGCTAATATCTTCATCTTCTGCTAATAGTTTTGGAAATGAAATTTCTTTATTAAAGTTCCATGTTTCCAAACCACCATTTAATCCATGTACAAATAGTATCAGGCTATCTTTTTTCTCGTGGCTTATCCATTCAACCATGCTCATATGCTTTTCTGCCGTGTATAAAAATTAAACCATAACAAACAATTCCTCAACAATAACATATTGTTACCCCGTTCAACCGTTTTTTCAACTACCACTCACGCTGTCTGTCAAAAAAGTCGATATCGGTATCAAATTTAAAACGCTTATGCCCAAAATCCAAAACAGCTCCGCGAGCGAGAGCTTCAAGCTCCCAATAACTAGCCTGAATGTCACTTTGTGCAAGAAGAACCTTAATTTTCGGGATAGTCTTTCTCTCCTGCCTTGTCAACCGGGCGGATGGGGCAGGAAAGTAGCTTCGACCATTGAAAGGAGTAAAGCTCTGCTGTGAACGATTACTGCATTTCAGTTCATTACTCAATAAGTCTCTAAGTACCTTCATAATGCCTGGCTCGGTCCAACTTAGAATCCCTTCATCTATAAAATTTAACACCGCTGCAGCATGCTCAGTCGGTGTGGGAGCCGATAACGAAGTATCACCACCGGTGAGCTTTCCACAGTTATTGACAGGACTCCGAGGCGCGGCGATGCCGCTTTTTAAAGTCAAAGGCTCCACGACCGGAACTTTCGGCACAATGCGCCAGTCCGTCGTTCTGGTGATATGAATATGACGCGCGCCGAGATGCGGCGCGTAAATGCCGACCACTCTCTCGACTTCTTCCTCGTACTCGTTAACTTCATCCGACGGGCTACGGGCGACTCTGACAGTCTGGCAATCGCGCGGAACATTTGCCCCACCCTGCGCACTGATATACAACGCAAAATCGCCACTGTCTGCGGCAGCGCGTGCAGCCTCGACGCGTTCGTCAAACTCATCAGCAATGCTGACGCCGCGAGGCAATTTGCGTAGTTCACGGTAAGCCCCCATTGTCGGCAGACCAACCGTTTTAAATTGCGGGATGCGCCACGTTGACGCCCATGCAGTAACAGCCGCGGCAGTATCTTTCAGAGGTCTGCCGGTATCGTTATCGAGCTGACCATCCAGTGCATAGCCGTCGATGTTTTTTGAGATGTATTTCGCGATATACCCCGCAGCACCGCCCCGATTAAGGTGTTTTGCCTGAAAACGGTTTCGCGCGGCTCCTCTTTCGTCGCCATCCTCTTTGAGCGCATAGCGACGCATGATTTCGATAATCTGGTTACGCTGGCGCGGATTACAAAAAAGCATCATATGCCAGTGCGGCGTTCCGTCGTGATGTGGCTCGACGACACGCAAACCGTAGACCTGTAAATCATTATCCTTGAATGCCGTGCGCATCAGGCTCCAGATACGGCAGAGATAACGCTGCGCATCCTTTGGATTAAATGCCTCATCGTTCCAGCCGTGATTTAGCTGGACGGTTTTACTTTCGCCTTTTCCAACCTGACGTGTCGGGTGATACTTTGACGGCGCGGTCAGCGTGATAAACATCCCCACATCACCCTCTGCTGCGGCGTAACGCTCAATACCGGCAATGGTGTTCATCAGCTCCATCCGGCGAATTTCAGGATTAGAAATACTGCCCATCACCTTACTGATAAGGTCGATGCGCTCGCCGGTTTCCCTGTTTTCGAGATCACACGATTTAAGAAATTCCAGATTTGCCTGGCGGCGTGCACGCACATCACGAATGGCATGTTTACTGGCATAAGGAGAACGGTCTTTATTGACCTCCCCGACAGCAATCAGTAACGCCTCATGCCAGCGCATACGCTGGCCTTTGAGCTGATGAGTCCACCACTCATCGTTAAACAGACGGGCAATGGCAGAATATGCCTGCCTCGTGGTCATCTGTCCTTTACGGTATTTTTTCCAGTAAAGCGGGGAAATATTGAAAGCACGTGCAGCGCCAGCAACATGACCATAGAGGTGAGCCTGCGCCTCATCCGTAAACAGCGATTCTTTTTCGCCATGTGCATCCACCCATGCATCGCTGAGTTCCTCATACATCATGAAAAGCTGCGATGAGATACGGGCGGCAAACTTTTTCAGCTCCTTGTCATTCATTCCCGGCAGGCGCGCATAGTGGTCACGCTCTGCCAGAAACAGCAACGACGCGTCGGTGTTCATTTCATGGCGCTGATTCACACGCTCAATGCGCGGCCATAAACGACGCTGAAAAGTGGATGTGAGGAAATAAAACCCGTGCACCGGGCTTTTATTGCGCCGGATGTAGTCATAGTGTGAAGTAAACAGCGAGCGCAAAAAGTAAGGCAGGCGGTTAATCGTGGATAAAACACCTTGCACCTGACGCATCTCGTCACGTGTAAGGGGTCTTTCGCGCCCGACGGCCTCGCGTGGCGCGTTCCATGCATAAGCACCGGTAAACGTCTTACCGGTGCCTGCGGCAAATGCTGACGGAGGGACAAAACGCCCGGAGGCTTTAACGGCCATATGAGCCAAAAGCCTCTGAACAACGCTTGCTGAGTTGCTCAACCTGCGCGTTTAAATCAGCAAAAGACTTTGCGCTTCCGGTAAGAATATCGTGATGCATCAGGCCGGAAACGAGCTGGCTTAATTTCGGGTAATAACCAACCACCGCCAGCCATTCCTGACCGGCGTTTTTACCGCTTTCCGCTCTCTTTTTCTCGTGGAGAATAAACTGAAAGCTGTCACTGGTAACGACATAACGTTCGCCAATTTCAATACGAATACTCATGCCGTTCTCCGGTAATGTTTGTTTTTTGCTTCAAAGACTGACTGACAGGAAACACAACGCGTGGCTGACGGGTAAGCCGCACGACGGGCAGCAGGTATTGGCGCGTTACACTCTTCGCAAACCAGCGCAGAAGCACCGCAATGTTTTACCCTTGCCGCGTTAATCTGGCGCTCCAGTAATTCAGCCTGTTGTTCCTGAATAAAATCTACGTTGTCCGGCATTATCAGCTCCTTTTATCGTTAAGTTTCCTGGATACATCAGCGCAATAACTGGCAAGTTCTGTCGTTAATTTTGTCAGTTCATCCACTGAGGAAATTTGCTTGTGGAATACAGCGCGTTTAACAAGTAAATTGACCACATCAGACAGGAGGTTTAATTCATTCTGATAAATCGCGATAACAGATTCAGTTATGTCGCGTTTTTCTTTATCAAGGCAAAGTTGAATAAGAGACAAATCGCCATTTTTCATAACGGCGATTTTTAAGGCGTTATTCAGTAATACAACTGAATGAGAACAGGACATCAAAGCACCTCCCCGCGAGACAATCCGATATTGTGAAATTTTTCCGACTCCTGACTGAGCAGCTCGACTATCTCCACGCGGGATAACTCCGCCTTTGTGATATGGCGAATCATGGCGTCAAGATGAGAAGAAAAGCGTGTCGCTGCGTCGGCATGTGCTTCGGCTCTGGCCTGTTGCAGCAGTAATGCGTATTTACCGCACTTGTTTTCAGAAACTGTATGCATGACTTTCTCCAGGCAAAAAGAAGCCCCGCACGATTAAGTGCATTAAAAACTCTGGTTAATTATTTAATGCAGATATTGCTCTGGTTTTACCGACGTCAGAATTGTCGGTGCATACTCAAACAGGCTGAATAATTCACGTAATGCACGGAATAAAGCATCACGCCAGTAACATGATTCTTCATTAATTCGCCAGTATGGCTGGTTGAATTCTTTTTCAGTCAATCCGGCATGCATAAATAAAGTACGACGCTGACTGACTGTTAAAAAACTAATATATGCATACTCACTTGCGCCAACCTGACGGCGTTTTGAGAATGCCCCACGCAATTCATCAATTGCACAAACCAGCCGTTCACGTTCGACGTCGTTCATTTCTTCAAAACGCATCGTTGCGTGACGCTGTTTTAACTGCGCATGGAAGCAAACCGTTAGCCGTTCGCGTTCCATCATCTGATTATAATAATCGCATGTCTCCTGCCAGCGAGGGACGGCCAGATGCTTACCAATTATCCGGCGCATAGCTGCTGGCTGTTTTTCAACGAGATTGAGCGTCATCACTGTCATTTCCAGACCCTCCGGCTTTTCAGAAAGGTCAGAGCCTTTTTTAACGGACTCTGTTTTTTGGTGCGGATAATGATTCCCTTACGCCCCTTACCGTGGGTGATGGTGAAGTCAATCGCCCTAGGGCTTTCGTTACGCAATAACTGAGCAATACAACGAGGCTCATTCATACGGTTCTCCTTAACGTGGTTCACCGAGACCTAACCACATCAACCAGCCGTCACGAATCTCTTTAGGACGGCTTTCATAAGCCAGTTTTAGTCCGTTATTCCATGCCGGAAGGTATACCCAATATTCACCAGCACGCCCCGATACTGACTGAGGGTCAGTAATCTCAATAACTGGTAATTTCCCTTTCTCAATCATGCCCCTTACAGCTCTTGGAGTTTTACCAATGAGTTTTGCAAACTCCTGATAAGGCACGGCATCAGTCACGCTTACAAGCTGTCTATTCATCTGCTACGATTCTCCCTTAGTGCTTCTAATGGCTCCTAATGGCTAATTATTGCCTAAAAGGATAACTCCAGAAGCACAACATTTCACACTATCAGCAAGAAATTACGCAATCGGAGTAATTATGTCAATAGACGTTTCGGAGAAGTTGAAGCTAATCCGTGAATCTGAAAGGTTAAACCGTAAAGAATTCAGTGAATTAACTGGTGTAGCCTACAGCTCACTTTCGAGCTATGAGAGCCGGTCAAAAAACGCTGGAGTTGAAGCCATAATGAAGGTCTTACAACATCCTAGATTTACTAAATATACTTTGTGGTTCATGACTGATCAGGTAGCTCCAGAAGCCGGGCAAATTGCGCCCGCTCTCGCACACTTTGGGCAAAACGAAACAACGTCGCCCCACTCCGGTCAAAAGACTGGTTAACAATTTATCGTGAATATATTCATCACAAGTGCCTACTATTGGTGGCTAAATTTCAGCCACCACGAAAAAAGCGATTAGTAGTAGCAAAAAAAAGTACCACTCGGAGGGTTTTCTGATGGCAATCAAAAAACTCGATGATGGTCGATATGAAGTGGACATCCGCCCTACTGGACGTAATGGAAAACGCATCCGTAGGAAGTTTGATAAGAAAAGCGAAGCTGTCGCTTTCGAAAAATACACGTTGTACAACCACCACAATAAAGAATGGCTATCAAAACCAACAGACAAACGACGTCTGTCGGAACTGACACAGATCTGGTGGGATTTAAAGGGTAAACACGAAGAGCATGGGAAATCTAATCTTGGAAAAATTGAAATCTTCACAAAAATAACGAATGACCCATGCGCATTTCAAATCACGAAATCCCTTATCAGCCAGTACTGCGCCACCCGAAGAAGTCAGGGTATTAAACCTTCGAGTATCAATCGTGATTTAACATGTATTAGCGGCATGTTTACAGCCCTGATTGAAGCGGAGTTATTCTTTGGTGAGCACCCTATCAGAGGGACAAAGAGGCTTAAGGAGGAAAAACCAGAAACAGGCTATCTCACACAGGAAGAAATTGCCTTACTGCTTGCAGCACTTGACGGCGACAATAAAAAGATTGCGATTCTTTGCCTGAGTACAGGAGCACGTTGGGGAGAAGCAGCTCGTTTGAAAGCAGAAAATATCATCCATAACCGCGTCACGTTTGTTAAAACGAAAACAAACAAACCACGCACCGTCCCGATCTCAGAGGCTGTTGCCAAAATGATCGCGGATAACAAACGAGGTTTTTTATTCCCTGATGCTGATTACCCTCGCTTCAGACGAACAATGAAAGCAATAAAACCGGATTTGCCAACGGGGCAAGCCACACATGCACTAAG